TGTGCGCGTTTCTTGCCCCGCAGGCCAAGTAAACGTCTGTGTTTGCGTTGTATAAACCAGCAGTCGATCCGTGTTCCACGAATCAATCATCTGATTTAATGCCGCAAGCGCGTCTTGGCTTGTGGCCGCAGAGGGCGTCTCACCTTCGGCTAGTTGACCGATCAGGCGCAGCGCTGCGTTAATTTGATCGCCAGCCGTTGTGGACATGCTTTACTCCTTATTCAGATCGTCTGCGTCGGCGTTTCACTTCCAAGTCATTGACTGGATCCGCGCTTACTAGATCGTCTGAATCACTAGAAGGCGTCTCAGGATTGTACCGCACCCAGCCGTTTTGTTCATCATTAACCGCTTCTTGCTCCATAACGGCCACTTTTGACCCGTGCTCGGGGTGCTGCAAGTAAATTATCGCCATAGTGTTAAAAAGGGGCGCTAACGCCCCTTTGCCTCTTAGTTAATTACGAGGGTAGCAGAGGAACGCTGAACCAGTTCTCACCGTCGTAGGCTGCGTAAACAGCGCTAGTCGATGCGGCCATGTTCAGAGAACCTGTGGTCGCGGTGCCACCGTTGATTTTGTCATCGGTGCCTGGGTATACCTTCAGAATCGCTGCTGCCAGATTCTTCAGAATAACCACGCGGCCTGCGGCTGCGGTGGGCAATTTAACGCCTTTGGTGCCGTCTGCGCCTGAAACCGTGACAATCCCATAAACCGTGATTGGGGTGGCCGTAGTAGCGGCCGCACCAGCAGCCGCAACAGTTTCAACAGGAAACGACAAACCAGTAGCGTCAATCGTACCGCCCGTAATGGCTGCACCAGAGATAGTGCCGCCACTGATTGTGGAGTTGCTAATCGTAGACCCTTCTAATGCTTGGTCACGATAGGCAACACCGATTGGTTTGGTATCGCTCATATCAGTTCCTTTAAAAAACGCGCCCCGAAGGGCGCATTGGGTTTACGAAGCGATGCGGTATAAAGCCCAAGTGGTATCGCCGGTTTTACGGGCCAAAAAGCGCCCAGCCGTACCAGCGGTAGCCGCAACGGTCATTAAACCTTGGCTGCCGGATGTACCGATAGACCACCCAGTAGCCGTACCAATCGTAATAACGCCAGAACCCGAACCGTCAACGTTGATGACCGAAAACTCAAAGGTCGAGCCAACATTGGCAGAGGGGATAGCGGCGTTCAGATCTGCGACCGTGGGAAGCGTGTAAGTTGTTGCGGTAGCTCCTGGCGAACCAAGGATCAGACCAGTTTGCAGTTGAGCTGCGGTAAGAGTTGCAGTAGCAGAAGCCGTGGCCGGGGCCGGAGCAACGCTCATTACAAACTCTTCTTGATTACCAGCGTTGTACTGATAACCACCTGCACCATTAGGGATTGCCATGATAATTCCTTTCAATATAAGTCAAAAAGCCCCCGCCGAAGCGGAGGCGTTTAGGAGGGTTAGCCCCAGAGGCGAACGGCCATCTCAGGACGAATGACACTGTAGCCATAGAGCACGTCAATACGGCAAGGCATACGGTCGTTGTTAATGTCGTACTGGCGAACAACGCGCATGGAGATGCCGTTATGAACTTGACGCGAGGCCATGTCAACGCCTTGAGGCAGGAGCAGGTCAGCCGTAGCAAACGAAATTGCATCGCGGTGGTAGACAAGATTCTGAGGGTAAGCCGTGTTGGCCGCGCCAAGGAACGTCACTACTGCGTTGTTTTGCGGGAAGCTGTCAACCGTAGCCAAGGCATTAGCAGATGTGTAGATCGAAGGAGCAATGTCTACAGTCGCTTCGCCACCCGCGTTAGCAGTCACGTCAGCAGTTACAACAAACTGTTGCAACGCACCAGTGGACTCACGGGTTTGCGGGTTAACTGCAAACACACCTGCAATGGTAAACACGTCGCCTTTTTTCAGCGTACCGGCGTTGCCCAGACCATCCAGAGCGATGGAGTCAGCGCCTTGCGTCGAAACAGTACCGTTTACGGCGCCGTTGGTACGGGTGCCGGTGGTGAACTGCTTGATCGACTGAGACATGTTGATCTCGTCATAACCCAGAACGCCTTCACCCATCATGCCGTTCTTGAACTGGCTGGAGATGGTGGAGGTGGGGTTAAACAGACCTTTCATGCCTTCGACCAGCGCAGCGTTAGCGGCGGGGTTAACCGTCGCATAACGGGGCATCATGGTCGCAGCGGCCTCGTTTAGCTTCTGCTGGGCCTGAAGAAGAACCAGCGAAGTGCCGGGAGTGGTGCCGGGGGTGCCGACCGACTGATAGATGCTGTTAAACGAATTAGCAACATCAGCGTCGATGCTGGAGGCCAACTGGCTGATACGGGGTTTGAGAACACGCTCCGCAAAATCATCCAACTGCATGGTCAGTTCGGCAGAGGTGAAGTTCACGCCGATGTGCTTCTGCGAAGCAACAGTCAGGGTGGTGAACTGCTCGTTGTCGTTCTGAACCTGAAGGGCCGCACCGTCGGTCACAAGAGCGCGATCCGGGAGGCGAATACGCAGTGTGGAGCCGATTTTGGCGCCTTCAACAGCGAAGGAGTCGTCGTACTGACGGTTTACGTTACGGGTGAGTACAAGGTTGTTCTCAAGAATCTCAAGAGCCTTCCTTGTAATCATGTCAATAGTTAGTAAGGTATTAGACACAGTAAAGTCCTTTCAAATTAACGAATGTTTCGCGCCTCTAGCTTCTTAATCTGTCGTTGACGCTCCGCAGCAATCCATTCTGAGGTGCTCATCGTTTTAATCGACCGAGGATCGGTCGTGTCATACGCTGAACCACCTGTGCTACGAGACGTCACCGGCGTTATAGGAGCCGGAGCACTAGAAGTTTTTTTGGTGGGCGGGTCAGAAGCCAATTTAGCTTCAACCTTTCCAATCTCTTTGGCTTGCAAAATTGCAGGCAACTTGGAAATGCGGTCAGCTTCTTTAGGGTTAGACCCTAAGAAGTACGCCAATTCAGGGCCAATATCTGAAGCCTGAATGGCCTGCGCCATAACCGTCGTTATCGGTAGCCTGGGGTTGTAAGCGACTTGTTCAAAGTCGTCATACTTAGCCCGAGCTTCTTCCTCGCGGTCTTGGTATGCCTCAAGTAGCTCTGCCTGCTGCCTTTGTTCCTCCCGCTGTAGCAGTAGTTGTTCGGCTTTTTGCGCTGCCAATGCTTCGGCATACGCTTCAGTCGATGCAAACTGCTCAGGTACAGGGGGTTCCGCAGGTACAACAGGTTGTTGCGCCTTGAGCGCTTGTTGCTGACGTTCCCACTTGCGTTGCTCTCTTGCTAACCGCTTGCCAATCAGAGCGTCAACTTCTTCTTGGGAGAAGACTTTAGACTCAGCTGGCTTTTCTTCCGGCGTAGTGACTTCAGGCCCAGGCGCAGCCGTAGCGGCCTGTTCCGGCGCGGGTGTTTCCGCTAATCCATTTACTGCTTGTGCTTCTTCAGACATTTCTGTGATTCCTTAGAATCCCCGGTTAATCGAGCCGGTACGCTTATAACATTCTGGTTAGTACCCGATCACCTGCGGTCAGGCCGCTTGAAAAGGTAATCGTCGTGGTATTGGTTTCAACATAGTCTAGATCGTATTCTTGCACGATACCGTTAACAGTGACAAGTAAGTACCCACCAAGACCGTATTCTGGAACCGTAAAAATAGTTTGACCCCCTGTAGCGACCTGTACGGGCGCTTGAAACGCAAAAGATGTGCCAATACCGTCAACCGACCAAATAAGCACATCGTCGGCGTCATAAAGCACCCATTTGTAGCGAGACGGCCCGAGCCAGACATTTGCCTCGCCACGCGAGTCAAGAATGACCGGGTTTGCATTGGCCGTATTGCCTGTCGAATCAGTGTAGGTTGCTAAAGGCACCGTGGTGCCTGCGGCATAGGTAAACAGTTTGCCACCGACTAACGGCTCACCGTCAGCAGTAAAAAACTGAACCTTGGGTATTGGGGGAAGCATCGCGCTCATGCTGTTTCTCGCTCAACCCAAGACGTTGTTTCTTCATCCCATTCATAGGCGTTAAAGTCTGCGCTTTCTGGGTACGGCACGGGACTTGACCAAGTGAAATCAAACGGGTTCCAGATCCATGAAGGGTACGGTTGTCTGGCGTAAAACTCATCGTGCTTACGGGCCATCCACTCGACTTGCGTTAGTTCTTCTAAGACACCGGCAACCGTCAGGTCAGCGTCATCATCACAAGTGCCGTAGTATTTTGGCGCGCGAAGGTACCTGCCTGTCAGGTCAAGTTCCACGGGCCAAGTAGACCTATCAACCCAATCCAACACAAGCCCTTTAATCTTAGGCATAGACGGCCCTGTGCGCTGCGGCTCAACCGTACACGGCACTTTGGTCTTTGCGTCTACTTCAGTTATGACAATGTGTTTCATGCTGGAGCTCCTAGTCTTACCATTTTAGTCAGTTTTCCATCAAACCAGCAACCTTTTTTACTTAAAAATTTTGCCGCCTGTTTTCGCTCTTTGTACGCGCTAGCATGTACGAGAAACCCAAAATAACTGTTAACTGTAGCCCGTAAATTTTCAAATACCGTATGAAAGCTAGATTTTTGGTATAAATTTCTTATGGTTGTTCGCCTAACGTATTTACAGTAAGGTCTTATTACATACCCAACAAAAC